CCCATCGGCCATAAGCCCGGCTTTTTCAAAGCCCAGGCCCATGATCGACAGCGAGTCAATCAGCTTGGTCGCCGCCGCATCGGCGCTGATTTGTTCCGCCGCCGCCAGCGCGAGGACCTGGGGCAAGGTAGCAATCGCTTCTTTCGCCGTCAGGCCCGCCGCCGCCAGCGACTCCATGCCTTGCGCGGCTTCCACGCCCGAAATGCCAAATTGCGCGCCGAGTTGTTGCGCGGCTTTTTTGAGGTCGGTGACTTCGCTGGCGGTATAACCGCCCTTGGCCGCCACCCGGTCCAACTGCGCTTCCAGATCCGCCGCGCCGGTCAGCGCCCCGCCAAACACCCCGGTAAACGCCTCGCGGATTTTCCCGGAAATGACCTTGGTGTTATCGTCGAGATAGCCGAAGATTTTGCCGAACGCCGCCGAGGCTTCATCCTTGGCGGTGATCAGCAGTTGCAGGACCAGATTGCGGTTATCAGCCATGCGGGAATCCTGAAAGCGAATGCAAAAAACCCCGGCGAACCGGGGTCATGAACAACTTGCCCGATCACTCTTGGCAGATGGACATGCAGAGACGTTACCCATCACTCCAAGTCGCTCCTAAACAGTTTGTAGCTTGAGGGCGCGAATCAGATACCAGCGGTCACTGGCGGGATTGGCCGGGCTGAACGAGCGATAGACCGGCAAGGGTTCCGCGTCCAGCGGATCGGGCGCGGCCATCACGGTAAACGTGCGAGCATCATGCAACGTCAACGTCCAAGTCGCGCCGGTCACCGTCAATGCGGTTTGCAGGGCCAGCAGGTTCGTCCGGGAAATGCCGCCAGTGTGCGCGTTGCTGTCGCTTTTCCCGGCCAGAGTGATCGGGCGTCCGGCCAGTTTCGTGGATTGTTGCACAATGGGCGCACCGGTCAGGCTGTACTCAACAGTCGATTGTTCAACCGGTGACCAGGTAAACTCATCCTCCCAGACCAGCGTATCCGGGAGGGCGATTGCGCCCAAGGTTATAGCCATTCCATTGCCCTCGCCGAGGAAAATGCCGGGCTTATGCTGACAGGTCAGACAACTGGAATGTCCACGGCGATGTGTACCCAGTCGGGGTCAGCATCTTTCCGGCAAACTGACCCTTGACATATGTCCCCGTCACCGGGTCAAATGCCGCGCTACCTGACATGTTCACCTTGTTGACCTGAATACGCCCGCGCTTATTGGAAACTTTCTCGGTTGCTGACCCGATCAGCATCACATAGTTGCTGACTGCCTTGCCAGCCGCATAGTTTTCGATTGCGCGCGTCGTGGTCTTATAACTGACCTTGGTTACAGTTGCGCCGGTTGAATCTAATGCCTTAAAGAGTCCGTTGACCAAATCAATTACATAATGATCACTGGTAATGGTTGCATCAGCAGCAGTCTTGGCGGTAATTTCAGTCCCTGTTCCATGCGCTGCAATGTACTTATTCGCAAGCGGCACCCATAAGCCAGCAGCCGCTGTAATAGGGTCATCAGTGATCGTCGTTGCGCTTTGCGTAACCTCAGTCAGGGTCGCGCCCAGCAGTACGCTAAATAACGCGGGCGGCATGTAGTCAGCTTCCGCGCTTAGGCTGCCCGATTCAGTCGTTTTGTTGACACTGGCAAGCAATTCGCCGGCAGAGCCTTCCATGTTTGAAACCAGATCATCAGATTCCTGCACTTGGCTAGTCAGTTCCATCTTTGTCCAGTTCACTGGATCGTAGAACTGAGTTGGAGCAGTATCACCCGACCAAAAGCCGAATTTGATAGCACAGTTGAGATATAGGGATTTTGAGGCGACGGCGATAGCCATTACAGTCTCTCCAGGTAGTCAATTTCAAAGTTGATTTGCAAGACGGCAATGGTGCTGCCGCCAGACGTGAGGTCGGGAGCGAAAAAGCGGGCGGATGTTTCTCGAATCGTCAATGCATGGGCCAGCGGCGGACTGCCGATAGCGGGTTTGAGAGCGAGGCGAACTTGACGCAATACGCTATCCAGATCATCGTCATAAGTAGCGCTAGCCGTGATTTTGTATTCTACAGTAACGCTCCTGGTATACGCCGGTGCGGCGTATCCCTGATCGTCCGCCGACGATTCGCCCGTACTCCAGATCGTGATGATCGGCAAATCTGCACTAGTCGTCTCCAATGCGGCTCGCCCAGTCCTGACTGGAGCTATCGGCGCGAGCAGTGCAGCCAATTCGGCGCGAGCCAAAACAATATCGCTCATGCTAATCGCACCGCAAACGTGCGGAAATAACCGTCGTCATTCAGCAGTTGTGCGGCAATCCATACCACATCATCTGGATACGGATCGTCATCCGTCACATCGCCAGCCACGGCAAATGTCTGTCCAACTCGCGCGCCGCTGGAGGCCGCAATTGCCAGTGTCATTTGCAGTTCTGCCCGTTCGCCAAATTCGCCAACGGGCACAATCTGCTGACCGAATAACACGGTGACGGGAACCTCGTCACCGTCCGCGTTCGTGTGCAGCGCGGGAACGCCGAACACTTCCGATATGATCGGAATGCCCGTATCCCGCATCACATCATCGAACAGACTGGTCGGCATGTTAGATCGCCGCCAACGGCCCGCCGTGCAGCCGGACTTTGACCGTGGTCGATGCCGCCGTCGCGGTTTCCCATATCGTGCCAATCGTGTATTTGCCGGTTCCGGCGACGCCGGAAACGGTCGTCACCTTGAGCTGGCTGCCCGTGCTGCGATACATCGCACGCAGTCCGCGTGTTTTGACGCCAGTAGCGACCGCTGCCAGGGAAAAGACACCTTCCAGCGCCAGTCCGATGACCTGTCCAGCGCCGGTAGCAGCAGTTAATGCCACGCCCGCCATGCGGTTAATGACCTTGAGTTCGCCGTTCGCTACTGCGCCAGTCGAGGTATAGTTCAGCACATCGCCATCCGAGAGAGTGTGAGCCATGAGATTTTCTCCAATTAGGGGAAAGGCGCTGCTATGATGCAGCGCCGATCAATGATTAGTTGCCGCGATACTTATGCATGGCGCGGAAGTCGAGAGCGCTGACACCAAAATCAACGCCTACCATATACTCCACGCCCTGGCCGGCCCAGTCGGGGTTTTCCCGCATGTACGGTTCAGCGATGCCGTTCAGGAATGCGACCTCTACCGTATCGTAGATATTAGGATCGCCTAGCAGATACCAGGCAGCAGTTCCGTAGGTCTGTCCGTCCAGACGCGCATCAGTGACCACCTCAAACCGGCCATTATACGGGTTCGGGGTGAGCGTCCCGGCGCTGCCGGCAGGGTCATACTGTGAGGACATCAGCGTCCGGGCGGTTGCCTCCAGTGTTACGGGAACCAGCAGATAACGCGGACGGATGTTGAGTACCCGTGTGCTGTTCGGGTCTTTCTGGAGCGCCATGGCGACCGTTGCCGTGCCTAGCGTAGTCACATTAGGCGCGGTCGCAGCAGCCACGTAGTTCTTGTGCGTGCTGGTATCCCACAGCGCGATACTGTCCTGATTCAGCGTCGGGCCGGTGCCGTTGAGCAACGCATAGGTTACATCGCCAACTTTTGCATTGGCCGCGCGGCCCATGGCGCGAGGGACAGCGGTAAAGTGACGAAGGTCGTCATTGATGATCGCTTGCCGGCTGAGTCGATACTTCTTGGCATACTGAACCAGCTTGATGGTTTCCTTGCGGTCTGTGAATTTCCCGTAGGTAATGTCACCATCTTCCGGCACTTCATCTAATCCGGTAAATCCGCTAATCCCGCTGATCTCGGCGGTCTTGAAATCGGGTAACTGGCCGCGACGAGTCCACGACTGCCACGTTTCCGGCGCTTCATCCCAGCCCATCAGCATCGACTTGGATGCAACGTTGGCTAGGATGTTGGTGAAATCCGAGGTGGTCTGCCCACTCGCCCGATGCGCATACGCCCGATGCGCCATGGCTTCATCAGAGAGATTCAGAGTCGATTCACCGATCACCCGCAAGTATTCGCCGGCCAGGCTGTTCAGGCTCTTGCCGATCATCCCGCCTTCACGCGCCTTCTGAATGTCCTCGCGCTTGGTAATCATGCCGCTGCGAATGAGCAAGCCCTGAGTGCAACCTTCGCGGAACTTGTCGAGCGCATCCTGACCCATCTGCACCACGCCCAGGTTGCGCGCCTGGTTGCCGGGCTTGGCAGGGATGACTACCGGCGGCAGCCGGCCTTCGTGGGTCGCCACGCGGATGTTGTCTTGCTGCACAGCCGGTTCAATGACCGGTTCAGCTTCACCCGACAGTACATCCATCAGGATTTTACGAGCGCCTTCCAGGGACCATCCTTCATCAATGGCGCGGGCGCGCAATCCATCGTAAAAATCGTTGCGGGGGATTAGTGGGAGTTCCCACAGTTCATGCAGGTCGGCAATCCGCTGGCGTTCAGCGGTAATGGCTTCAGCCGCGCCGGCCTTTTTCGCAATAACGTGTTCACGGCGCATCTTGGTAATATCAACGACCGGCGCAGCGGTCTCAGTCGTACCGGAGTTTTCCGGCTTGGTTTCATCGGTCATCGGTTTGACTCCGGTAAGTGACCTGTTCATGCCCACCGTATGATCGGCGGGAACCGTAACAACACTGGCTTCCAACAGCGTCCATCGGGTGACTCGGACGGTATCGCCGCCGGCTTCTTCTTCCCATTTGTCAACGCTGTAGCTAATTGAAATATCTTTCAAAAATCCATCTGATACATCATTCCAAACCTCAGACGCTTTCGAGTTATTTGAAAACCGTAACCGCCCGCGTAGCTTCCCATCCGTATCCAGCCGGATGTTTTCGACTATCCCCAGCGGGAGATCGGTATTGTGATTCCAGAGCATCGACAACCCATCTGCCGCCCGCTCTAAATTGATTGCATCGGCGCTATGCACCAACACTTCATTCCCGTAGTAACGCCGCACGGGATACTCACTCGACAACGCGGCTGGAATGGTGCGCAGGTCACGATCTATACCGGCCCGATCTAGCGTCCAGATGCGTTCAAACGTTTGTCCTGACAGGTCACGTTTCATGCCGCGTTCCTTTCATCTAAAATCTGATACTTGTCGATCTGTTGCAGACAGCACGGGCAAAAGCCGGGTAGTTTCACCGGATAGGGATTGGTGTCCAGGCTAACAATCGTGATGCGCGTATCGCACCGTTCGCACGTCATCACCACGGCTTGCGGATGGGCAGGTGCAGGCTTGGTAACAGGTTTCATGCCGCCTCCTGCATATCGTCTGATTCGTCCATATCGTCTGATTCGTCATCCGGCGAGGGTGCCGGCGCGGAAGCCGGCGCAACCGGAACCGGACGCACGTCCAGAGGATCAGCTTCTAGCTGCGCGTCAACCGTCGCGGGGTCACTGCCCAAATCCCGAATAACCTGGTGACGCGACCGGAATCCGGCCTCTACCATCATGGTCATCGCTTCAATCTCTTTCTTGGGGTCAATCCAAGGAATTTGTGGAGGTCTGATTTCCGGGTGATACAGACTGCGTTCGTCAACATTTTTCGGAACGCGCAAATGGCCGGATAGCCGCGCCGCGTCTACAAAATTCCGCCACACGGGCCGGTAGAATTTGGATCGCAGGTAATCGAATAGGCGGCGATAATGGGTAACGCCCTCAACCAGTTCCTGGCGCTGTGCTGAATACGTGCCGTTGTAGTTTTTCGCAATACTGGAAAAGCGCGTCCCCGTGCCACTGGCGACCGCGCGCAACATGGCTTCGCGGAAGGTTTCAAGATTAGGGTTTGGGCGCTTGGAGTCGATCAATCCGACATCTTCACCGGGCTGCAATCCATCAAAGATCAGCCCCGGCTCCATGTTGAAGGAGCGATTCGTCGTTGCATCACCATCGGTACTTGCGCTCACCACATCGGCCATGGCCGAATCGCGCCGGATGTAGGCGGTCAACGCAGCCGCAACGCGGGCGGCAATGCGCTCGCTTTCCTCGTAATCTTTGAGATCGTCCAGCCGGGTTAGCACGGCGTGGAAAATCGACACGCCCCCGGTTTGATGCAGGCCGCGCACGAA